TGTATCATCCACGCGCACCGTTCTAGAAAATACTTCCGTAAATGCTGGATTCGATACAGTGTAATTGACCGTGTACGTACCAACTGCTAAATTATTCAATGTACTCGTCGTAGAAGTAAGGAATGAATTTGAGTCGTTGATAGTAATACCAGGGTCCACGTACACGTCAAATTTTTCCAAATTAAATGGATTCTGCCCATTTATAGTAACATCTGGTGGCAATCCCACTTTAACCGTGCGCACCACGGTTGTGTCTGGATTAATACCATCCGTCGCGGTGTATGTGACTTTGTATACACCGAAAGTATTCGTATCAACCGTCGAAACGGTAGACACTAATTCAGATCCCACATCAACAGTGATACCCGCATCTTCATAATTCGTGTTTATTAAATGAGATACGGGATCATTACCCAATATAGTAATGACAGGCGAATAAAAGTCGAGATTTGTGAGTTGTGTATACGTCGCCTCATATTCCTTCGCGATCGACGGATAAATGGAATAATGTAATCTATTGTTTGGTTTGAGTTTATTAGCATCCGTCAAACCCCGGAGCGTGTTTACATTTTTCGGTAATCTAACGTACCGATTGGTTGGTCTGCCTACCAGAGTAGTTAACTGGCTACTCTGGGAGAAATCCTCTCTTCCCATCGTGTTTATTACTACATCAGAAATTAGTCTACATATAAAACACGCCCCATGCCGTCTTTTATTTTTAAAATGTTATAATTTACTGCGTATATGGTTCTGTTTATATTTTCAGTGCAGTGCACCGTGCACGAATCTATGCGGCTAAAATTGAGCGTACCCGTCGGTTGGTATTTGGATGTCATGAGACAAAACGGGTACACAAACATACCTTCTGAGTTTGCAGCCGAAAACTCCGTGTTATAATAACACGGCACGGACGTATAATAAGGCACACTTACCTTGTAATCATCTACATCTGACCCATTTATTCGTATTTTTACTTTATTCGTTCGAGATACGAGATTATTTGATCCACTCACGTTACTACTCGCGATGAATTTAACCGGGTGATTAAATGTGAGTTCTTGAATCATTTGATTCGATGGTTTATTCGTTTGAACTTGATAAATCAACATGTTATGTTCGGATAAGGCAACCTTATTACGTTCGTGTTCGTCCAAACACGCGTAACTCGCGTTAAGATGACACGAATAATTCGCATTCAAATTTTGTGCCCATATAATCTTTAATTCGACGTCGTGATACTGCAAAGCCACGATCGGTAAACTCGATTGCCAAGACTCGCAAAAGAAAAACCTCAATGGGTAAAAAAATGAACTCGACCCGAGACCCCCGTGAAGACTCGCAGAAAAGCTCTTGGAGTATGTGGTCGCCAATAAATCAATCGCGATGTCTTCGGAAAATTCCGAATCTTGACAATCCACTTTTTGACCCCCCACGTATAACTCTACACATTCTATCACGTTTCGCCAATCGTCTATCAATTGGGCTTGACCATTTATTTTCACGTCTATGTATGCGTGTCCCAATAAGTCACCCGATCGCTTAAATACGACTCGAGATGTACCACCTGCCTTTGGTATACCTTCTATCGTTTGCTCCTGAGTGAAAGTTGAAAAGTTACTGTGTCTCTTGAACGATGAATTAAAGAATGTTATCTGTGGATTTCCAGTAATGTGTTCGTCCTGTTTCCCTCTCGAGACTAACTGTGCGACGGCTCCGTTAGACATATCTAATAATAGTGATTATTTTATTGCTAACGATACCACCACAAGATTTTTCAGCATATTTATGATTTTCATGTGACACTCACTCAACATGTGCACGGGATTCTTTGCGAGCTCGAGTATGCGTTCGTTGTCGTCTGGTTGTGAAGGTTCTTCGAACTTCCTTATATAATCTGCGACCGTGTAGACGATCGCGTCGAGATACTCCTCTATCGCCATCTCGATCCACGAATCCTTTGGCGTACCCCACGTCGTGGTATCCATGTGCGTGCAGACACCGTGACCGTACTTGGATTTACCGAGATCGAGCCTTTCGGAAACCAATTCGATCATATTATGGTATCATCTAGAATGTAGTTTTTAAATTCTTTCGAAAAATGAATTATTTTTCGAAAGAAAGTTTTAAAAAAATATTTTTATTTCCCAAATTTTAGAAATCTCAAAGCGCTGTCTACCAAACACAAACCATTACCAAAAATAGCCATATTTCGGATGGCATCTTCGAGCTTCGCCATACTTGTTACCCAGATTTTCTGGGTCGCTTTACCCTGGGTGGTGAAAACCGATTAGAATTATTGTTATTAGATCCGGGTGACGCCGGGCGAAGCGTAGACATGGGTGTGGTCGATCGCGCTCGCCGAACACTCGGTGTACCCAATCTACTGTACACACTCACGGCCGATGCAGATAAACTTCGGGTGTTACCACCCGAGTAGTCACCCTCTTCTCCGAATTCCACTCGAATCACTTGATTCATCGCGGCATTTTCAAAACGCTCGCGGGTCGCTCTATTACCGGGTGCATTTATCAGATTCCTCGCCGTTTGGCGCATCCGATCACTGATTGGAATGGGTGTACGGGAATATTCTTGTTGTTGACTGAGTCTGGTGATCGTGTTTACGATCGATCTGTCACTCACAGCCGTCACGAGACGCATGAGTTTACGATAACTCATGGTGTCCTGATTCAATATATCGTTTAGTTTACTACAATACACGCAACTTGTTCTGGGTAGCCCGTGTATACACCTAAGGACCATCTTACTTTTTGTTTTTATTTTTTTTATAGAGGTCTTGCATTAGTTTGAGTGGTCCACCTGATTTAAGATACGCGTTCGCCGCATTCTTTTTACCCTTTTGTGCGTTTAAGGCTGATTTTATATTATCATTAAGAGAACGCTTTACACTTTTAGCGCGTCTTCTGGCCGTCGTGGGTGATAAACTAAACTTTTCCAACGCGGACATTATTGACTTCGTCTTTGGTGTATTCGGTTGTTTGGGTGTAATGCGTGGTGCTTTTCTGGGTGTACTGGGAGGTGTGGACGCCTTGCGTTTAGGCGGGGGTGACGCCATTTATAATATACAAATGTAATTATTGTGGACGAATCACAATAAGTACATTTTTTTAGTGGGTAGAAAGCATGTCGTGGAAACGTTCACAAAAGTTTCTGAGTGCCGGAAGAATCTGTTCATTCCACATGTGTAGATCGCGTTTTATCTCGTGGGACAAACGTTTAGAATCATACTGCTCTATGAGAACACACTCATTTATGCGTAGCATTTCCATGTACGTTTGACACTGAATTTCCTCGTAATCGCGAACCGTTCTGAAGAGACCTCTCGCGCGATTTTTGATCTCGATGAGTGTTTTCGTTCCATCGTCATTCTCTCGAAGTCGGTCTATGCGTCCGACTATTTGATACGTCGTACCCGCGAGAGTACACACCTCGTATGTATAGAATGTGGGGTCTTCGCGTAAGTCTTCGTAATTATCTGCGGTCGTTTTTTCGTGTCTCGAACCATGATTAGTGTACAGCGTCTTACGTATGTGGTCTCTCGCGGCGTCGAGTTCAACTTTTTGCAGACCCGAATTTTTCTCCAATTGATTAGAAACTGCTCTGAATTTTTGTTCGACGCTGGAACTGTTCGTAGACTTAAATTGTTCAGCATCTCTGAGAAGGTCTCGCGCCACACTAGACGCATCGATCGCCTTGATGGCGATGTGTTCCTTGGTTTGACCCGCAAAAGTATTCGGCATATACTTGTTCCATAGCTCATCCACTATTTCTAGAGGTGGGCGATACTGACTCCTCCCGATGATACCCGCGACATCAGAGGCTTTGAGAACAATCTTGGGTACACCGATTTCTTTGAGTATCGGCTTTTTGTCTCTAAGATACGGATACACGCGTCCACATCCACGTGAGTCATTCAAAGCATCGTGCGCTCCTTCGAGTTCCTCACCGAAGAGCTTTTCATACAACACACCCAATTTCATGTTCCGCAAAAACACGCGCTTGGTCATGTCTAGGGTACACACGAAACGAAAACGTTTGAACGGCTCAACGCTCAAACCATGTCTGTAACACTCGGAGAATAACACGTCTTCGTCAAATCGCGAATTGTGTGCGACGAGAATATCTATACCTCGCGTTAACTTGAGGAACGTGTCATACATTTCTTTGAACGGTTTACCCACCGCCTTCGCGTGTTCGGGTGTGATACCGTGTATTTCCGTCGCTTTGACTTCAAAATCTTCGGGATACACGATGCCGTGATACGAAGATACCTCCCGTCCGCTCGAGGTATACTTCACGAGTGCCAACGACAACATACGACAGTGTTTGAAATTATCTATGTTATCCGGGGTTGCCCGGGACCGGGCCATGGGGAGACCGGTAGTCTCAGTGTCCCATGCTATATAGCTCATTACTTATGAAATGAAGTGTATTCTTTATCTCTTTTTCTTTTTTAGGTAATCGATCTGTTTCTTGAGTGTGTTCTTCACGAATTCAGGTGAACGTCCTCCGAATAAACTCTTAATTTGCTTCTCACTTAGGCTCTCGTACAACTTAATAAGTTTCTTTTCCACGTCCTTAGGGGCTTTCATTTTACGAAGCACACGATCGATGAGTTGAATCACGTGTTTTTTGCGTTGTCCAACCGTGGGCGTGCGAAGGCTATACAAGGTTTCTCGTCGCTTAGTCGCCGCGGGTGAGCGAAGCTTAGATATGATTTCTTTTCTAAAAGCAGCACTCTTTTCTTTGCGCATAGTCTCTGGACTACGAATGAGTTTGAGCGGCTTCTTCTTTTTATTAGCGGGTGTTTTGTATTGGATCTGTGTTTGCTTCGCAGAACCACCCTTGACCGATATCGACGGGGCAACCGTCACAGTCACGGGTTGCTTGAACGGCTGAAGAAGACGTTCAAGGTTCGTCTTTGTGATTCCGGGTGGTGTATTTTTTTGTCGATTGAATATTGGTTCGAGTGATCTCTGTGCTCTGGGTTGTCCTTCACGTTCCCGGCGTTTTCTCCTCTCTTCCGCAAGGTTTTCTGAACCTCGTTTTTTGGCGTCTCTGTGTTGTTTTTTAATTGATGGTGGTTCTTTGAGTTCTTGTATAAGTTGGTTTGGTGGTGTAAATAATTGTATTTTTACACCGGGTTTTTGTGACTGAGAATTTTTGGGTGACGGAGTCTTTTTTGGTGGTGATGTTTGTGTAGACGTAGTCGCAGTTTTTGGTTTAGAGGTTTTATCATTGGGTACCGGTTTTCGAGTAGATGCATTTTCACGCAGATTTTTTACGAGGTTTTCATATTGTTGTATTTTAGTTTTATACTCCTGTAATTCATTGTTAAGTTTATCAACATTACTCTTTTTACTCACGGCTACATTTTTTACTTTTGAAAGTGCGTTACGCAAACCTTTTTGCTTTTTACTAAGAGAAACTATTAAACCGAGCAACTTAGACCGTTCAGAGTTAGAAACCCCTTTTAATTTTTCCATTTGTTTGGTTAGTTTATTTATTTCTTCAGTTGGTTTTTTAGTAATTATAATTGGGACATTTTCTTCTCCTAACATGTGTTCTCTTATAATTTCTGATGCTCTAGCATGCCTTTCCCGTGAACGTTCGAGTTCTTTTTCCAATCTGGCTACAGTTCTCAATAGATTTACAGATTGTTTTTGTTTACTGCCAAGTTCACTCCTTAATTCCTCAAGGAGATTTTGTACATTATACATAGTAGTTATTTTACTTTCGTCGTTATTAGTAAAAGAAAGTACGCTATTAGCCATACTATGAGCTCGTTTCAACTTAGTCTTACTGGATGCACTGAGCTGTCCTCTCTCAGCATCGATTTGTGCAAACAAACTAGTTACATTAGGTGGAGTTGGGTTACCATTTAATTGTTGTGATAACATTGCTCTTTTATCTGGAGACATTTCTCGATTAGCTTGTTGAGCTATTTCTTTAATTACAGAGAGTTTCCCAAAATTAAGTCTCTTTCTTGCTTTTGACCCGGTGCGCGGCGTTCGTGGTGGGTTCGGTGGTTTTATAGGTGTGCGTGGGGTATTGCTATTTATAGACGATTCCGAAATCCTAGGTTCTAGTGTACTTGTGGGCGATCTGAATTTCTTAGCTTTATCTGGAGTCTTAAATGATGTTGGACTCATATCTACTATTCACTCACATTTTTATCATGTCGTACACGACCTTCCCATCGATGATTTCATCCCTGATGAGAATGTCCTTGAGTGCCACGAGATCTGTCTTATGGGAAGACAAGATATCGAGTACCTCCGAGTAACACTCGTCTGTGATCCTGTGGACCTCGAGGTCGACGATATACGCCGTTTGTTGAGACAAAGACCCATCCTGGACGTTTATCTTACCGATGGCCTCGGACATACCGTAGGTCATCACCATTTCGCGCGCGATGGCATACACCTGTGCGAAGTCACTCGTCGCACCGGTCGTCACATTTTCCTTTCCATACATGAGTTCTTCTGCGGCGTGCCCACCCAATGCAACTTTTATTTGAGACAAAAGGTATTCCTTCGTGTACATGCCTCGCTCATCGGATGTGGGTTGGAAGAACGTGATACCACCCGCATCACCCCGAGGAATGATACTCACTTTACGAACTTCATCGTATTCGGGCATCAACACACCCACGATAGCGTGCCCTCCTTCGTGATACGCCACACGCATTTTACGTTCATCGGACATGGGAGCTCCACCTTTCGCACCCACGACCACACGCTGGTACATATCCTCGACGATAGAGGGTGTGATGATATTCGTACCCTCTTTCACGGAGCGGATAGCACACTCGTTCATGAGGTTTTCGAGATCCGCACCTGAGAAACCGGTCGTTTGTCTCGCGACATTCATGAGATCCACGTCTGGGGCAAGATTCTTGTTCTTCGAGTGTACTTGGAGTATCTTTTCTCGGCCGTGTACATCCGGGAGACTCACTTGAATCTTTCGATCGAATCGACCCGGGCGAAGAAGCGCGTCGTCGAGAATATCCGCTCGGTTCGTCGCGGCGATGACGACGATCTGTGTATCGTTATCAAATCCATCCATCTCTGTCAAGAGTTGGTTAATGGTTTGTTCCCGTTCATCGTTCGAGGCAAAACCATTCATAGATCTTTTTTTGCCGATGGCGTCTATCTCGTCGATGAACACGATACATGGTTGCACTTTACGTGCCATTTCAAATACGTCGCGCACGCGCTTCGCGCCCACACCGACGAACATCTCGACGAAGGATGAACCCGAGCATTGAATGAATGGCACAGAGGATTCACCTGCGATCGCGCGAGCCAAGAGTGTTTTACCCGTACCCGGCTTTCCTGTGAGCAAAGCGCCCTTTGGAATCTTTGCACCACTCACGATGTATTGTGTGGGATCGCGAAGAAATCCAACGATCTCTTGGAGTTCGTCTTTCGCGTTATCGATACCCTGAACATCGTCGAAACGCGTGATTATTTCATTTTCTACTTCAGTTGGTTTCTCCGACATATTGAAAGGGTTGGCTCCTCTACCTGAAAATAACATGCGTAAGAGTGCGAATGCGAGAAGTAGGGTAAACCCAATAGACGTGATATCACCGAATGACACACTAGATGTCGCGAAATCCACGCTTACATCCGCATCACTTTCCATGAGTGTTTCCCAAAATGGATTCGAACCAACATAATTGGTCACGGATGGACCGCCTTCGTCCAAATAATAGACGACACTCGTATTAGGTTGAACGATAACTTCGCGAACTTCATTTCTTTTTACACCTTTTACAAAATCACTAAACAATTTAGGTTCTGGTTTCTTGCTCACCTTCACTGAAGGCGCACTAAAAAGCTTAGCTGTGACTAACATGTTACATTAAACACAGAAATCTTTATATCTTGCAAATTTCATTTTATCCATCATATAATACATTTGATATGCATCCGTGATAGATGGATGGTGATATTCTTCGGGCATACACTCTGGTATACCTTCACTCGAGTAATACGCCGTGTCGCTCATTCTTTTTTCAAAATGAGATGGCCGATTATCACAGAGCCAAAGTAAATGCTTGGCGCACGTGTGTATCTTTCCATATCGTTTCGTGTATTCGAGTGTGAGTGCAATCCCGATCTTACACGCAAAGATGTAATTTTCGAGCGATGAACCAACCCACATGGTCATCGGATGTTTTGGGTGGGCCGGTCTGTACCCTCGCCGACTTCCATTCTTGATGTAGGGTGCATTTTCGATGATAAATGACTCTTCCCCCGTGTAATACCACGCGGTGTAAAGCATCTGTACGATTTCCAGTTGTATTTTGACCACGTGCTGATCACAATTCATATGTGCATTTTCACATGGATCCAAGGAAAGAAAGAATATGTTCATCGCTGTGATTAGATGGTTTATATAAATCAATTTCGTACACTCTCGATTCGACGTTTCCGTAATAAACGGAATTATTAGAAAGTCTCCAAACTTTTTCACGCGATTTATCTATCGCGTATTTAGATGCGTATTTGACGTTATCAAATACAGCTCTGTCGAGGATAGTGTCTCCAGCTATTACGTTTGTGATAAACATCATATGTTTAATTAAAATGTGATACGAGTTCACTTAGGTTTATTCTATATCCGAAAGATACTCTTCATCCGCGACGACATCGTCTTCATCTTCGTCATCCGCAGCGATCGCTTCTTCATCGGGGGCGGCATCGTCGTCTTCGTCGTCTTCATCATCGTCGTCTTCTGGTTCTTCCTCTGGTTCTGCATCTGGAATGATTTCCTTCTTAGTCTTCTTCTTGGATGACGTGGATGGTTTGTTAAATACGAGTTCAAGTTTTTTGTATCGCGCGTCCATGTCATTTTTTCGTTTATCTATCTTAGAAGACAATTTAGATACGAAATCTTCATCGTAACCAACAGCCTTGAGTGCGGCCGCGAGTGTTTTAACCGGTGGTATCTTATTTTTTGAGATGTATTTTTCGTAGAGTGTCGCCATCTGAGTTATAATCTTCACTCGAACCTTACCACATTTCAAAACGTTGACTTTCAATATAGCGTCGTCGATGTACCTAACGGGTGCAACTTTTTGGGGAATCGCGGTTTCCCGTGGTGGCATGGGTAATACATTTTTTGGTAAGACAAATTCAACACCGCTCCGTTCACACGATTTTCTGAGATTATCTATGTAATTCTCGTAATTTTGTATGTACACGGGCTCCGGTTTATAATATTTGGTTTCGCCAGCTCGTAATATGGAATGCAGAAATGTTCCCTCAGCTGGTTTAGTAGAAGGGACATCATGCGATTCGCGTGGTCTTAAAGCGGGTCGTTTCAACATACTGGTATAATATACCTAATCTTTATTACAACTTAGGTCTAATTCACATTGTATAATGTGATGCGCTTGAAAATTTTGGAGAGATTCATACGGTCCCCATACTTCGATCACTTCTCGGTTCTTGTCGTACCAGAGATAGGACAAATTTAAAAATTTAGTGAGCCAATAAAAGCGTTTGCCTGACTTACCTATAAATTTGAAAATGTCATCTTGCTCGTACGACGAGACATCTAATTCACTATAATGTGTGTTAGGTGGCGTATACGGTGCCATTTTTTATTTGACGCGTTTATTTTTTAAGTTTCATTTACTGCATGCACCGCAATACCCCTCTTTCTTTCCCTTTGGGTTGTACACTACAGTATACAATATCACGAGAGCTAGGATGGAACCTGGGAGGATATAGTTGTTTTTCATTTAATATAAAACTACATTTTTATTCTTCATCGTCTAAACTTATATCAGAGTCACTCTCTTCTTCTTCACTCGACTCTTCGTAATCTTCGTCTGACTCATCGACGACTTCATACAAATTGTCCGATATCTTTCTATATAATCCAGTGTCTTCTATATTTTCAACGTCGTAATAGCCACAAACTGAATCTTTACATACAACCTGTGTAATACCGCTATATTTACACGTACCATTACGTTTACAGATGAATTCCTCTATCAAATATTCGTCATCATTTAAGTCTTCGAGTATTCTACAAATAGATATACTACCGTCATCAAATGTAACATCCACTATCTGCTTCACCATTTAATAGAGTTAATTTCTAATCTTAAAGTAAGTTACTATGAATGTATTAAAAAACCGATATATACATTCGAATGACGCCGTCATGTTTGACGTAGATAATACACTCATATTTACAAATGGGACACCTAATAGACTCGCTATCGAACTACTAAAAGATTGTGTAAAATTGGGATACAAAATAATCATAATGACCGCGAGACCAAATATACCGGGTATCATGGCGTTCACAAAATACCAATTACGAACATATGGAATATACTACGATGAATTATACATCACACCCGCACATAATAAAGGTAACCTAAAACGACACACTGGTTATAATTATGTACTATCGGTCGGTGATATGGACACGGACTTAACCAATTCTGAATATTCAATTAAGATTTCCACCTAGAGTCACACTTGTGACACGTGATGAATACAGTCATGGGTTCATCGGCACTGCGTGTTTGCATTTCATAATACGTGGTCTTGTATGATTTACACCGATTACACTTAAAAATACCCTTATAATTTGGATCTTTTAGTATATTCGACTTATATTCTTTCTTCATATCCTTTGAAATACATTCCTCTTTCATCTTAGCCCACGGTCCATTTGGCCACAACGCCTGTGGTGAAAGGTCCATGACATTAGATGTCTTGATTTTACCATCCAGAATTTGTTGTTTAAGGGATGGCGATTTTTTTAAATTATATTGAATCTGGAGAAATTTATGCTTATATCTGTTCATGTGATACGGATTGTCGGCCGCGGCAACATCTCCGAGTGATGTGCTCCGTTTCACAGCCCAATTATGTGTACTTTTCTCGAGATTCACGGATAATGCATGATCACTGGAAATACCCAAAAGATCGGCGTATTTGTCTTTGGCGTATTCTCTGATCATCCTGTTTTAATTAAATATTAGAATTATCTAATAACGACTTAGGTTTGGAAATTTAATTCGGTCGCAATCACCGAATGATTCGGGTGAGCACATATCGAATGGACCACCATTTCTTTCTGGATCATTCCTGGTGGAGACCCAATCATCATCTAGAATACGTGGGACGTACAGTTCAGCTTGTCTGAGAATGAGAAACACAATCAACAACGCGAGAACTGCCGTGATGATCTGCATTTATGTAAGCCAATTTTTTATTTTGGGATGTGTGCTGTACCATCAAAAACCGCATTGGTATATTTCATAGCGAGTACGAAATGTAATTGCGCCCAATCTTGCGGTTTAACTTTTTCATCCGTGATCGGATTATTGTTTACATCTTCCATGAAGTCGTGCTTTTCTCGCATAGATTTTTTAAAACTATCACCCGTACGTTTTAGCCATTCGGCGTGGGCTTTATTGGATGGATCAAATTTAAGAGACAATGTTCCCATTTTGTATATTATATATTAAACATTCTTTAAACTACATTCAAGCCAATTTTTATACATTTCTTCGTCAATTATAGCGTCTATCTCCTGACCACGCAAATTGATATTCATGAGATCGTCGTTACATTCGAAAGTGTGGCAGAAAAAGTAAGATAGACCAGACGTCATGGACATCCCATTGAGTTCGTGTTGTTGGCGCGTACTTATAGTGACGAACTTTCGTACGTACTCCACCGTGCGGGGTTTGAATTTAGACTTTACATTTATCTTTGTTACCGGTTCGCTTAAGTCAACGACGGGCCATTCACCAAATTTAGATCTATACGTAGATAGATAGTCGACGTATTTGGATGCATTTACTCGATCTTTAAAACATAACGCCCGTGGTTTACGTGCGGGATCTGTTATAGTGGCCAAACTATCTCGACCAACCTTTACAAAATGAAACTCCATGTTCTAATGTATAATAAAGAAAAAACCTTAAGTCATAATAGATGAATATCCCAAAAACGCCCGGTCAAATTGAATATGTGAAAGTGTTGCAATCACATAAACCCATCATAATCGCCACTGGACCAGCTGGTTCGGGTAAAACTATGTTTGCGTGTCAATATGCAGCTGAAAAGTTGAAAAATAAAGAATGTAGGCGCATCGTTCTGACTCGACCAATCGTAGCTGCGGATGAAGACATGGGATATTTACCTGGGGAAATGGAACGTAAAATGGAACCATGGATTCGACCAATGATGGACGTTTTTGAAATGCAACTCACGCGCAAACAGATGGAACATTGTGTAAGAATAGAACCCCTTGGATTTATGCGGGGAAGAACATTCAATGATTCATTCATCATAGGCGACGAGATGCAAAATTGTACACCCAACCAAATGAAAATGTTACTCACGCGCCTTGGTGAAAATTCCAAAATGGTGGTCATGGGCGATCTAAAACAAAGTGATCTCACGAATAAGAAAAACGGTCTCGCAGATCTCGTACACAAACTCAAGGGAAATGAATTTGAATACGTTGAACACGTAATGATGCACGACGAAGATATCCTGAGACACCCTGCTGTGGCTGAAATTCTTAAGATTTATTAA